TATCGTAAAAACCTTTGACCGCCTCTTGTGCGTACCCTACTGGATCATCTGCTTGTAAAGCTTCAGGGTCGGTTAATAACTTACGTCTAAATTCTTTTGCTTGCGACTTACTACTTGCCGCTTTAATGCCTAATAGAAAGTCAGGGTTAGAGCGTTCGTCTATTACGCCTTTTTCTGCAAGTTTACGAAGCTGTTGTTTGGTGTTACTTCTACGGGCATCTAAAGACGCTCTTGCTTTTTCTGGGTCTTCTGCAAAGAATTGTTCACCTTTACCTTTTTGATAATCTCCCTCTTCTTTTTTAAACGCCGCATAGTTCTGTAGTATCGGATTAACTTTTTCCAACGACCTAGCAAGCTGTAACATCTTGTTATCACCAGCCTGTTGAACGGATACACGATAGTTACCACCGCTTTGTATCGTCGCTTGAAGGTTAGGGGCGTCCGCTAAGTCTTGGACTTGAAGTCTTTGTTTCGTAGCCATATTATGATGTTAATGATCTTTTAAGGTCAAGACCCGAACGAAGACCACTCAATCCGCCACTACCGATGCTTAACGCGCCTTCAAGGAAGCTTGGTTTACTTACAGGTCGATTAATTCCAATTTGATTATTAACAGTTCTGAAGCCAGCGTCCGTCAACGCAAGTCCAGTTTGTACGTCTTTCATCTCTTGCTGACGAGTAATGCCCATGCGGTACGCCGCTTCTTGACGCGAGTAATCGTTTAACAACGCATCAACAGAAAGTCCTGACACACCTGACTCACCAGCGCTTACTCTTGCGGTAGCAGATGCTTCACGTGCTTTATTCGTAATCTCATTTACTTCACGTGCAGTCGCTTCTTGTTCCTGACCTTGACGCATACGAATAGACATTTGTTCTTGTTGCGCGCGTTTTTGCTCGGCAATAGACGCTTGTCTTTGATACGCCAGTTGTTGCTTCGCCTGTTGGCGTTGCCCTAAAAACGAAGCGCCCGCTGAACCAGCGCCTAAAGCTAAACCTGCTAATGCTAAGTTACACATAATTAAGAATTGTTATTTTTGTAAATATGAAATTGTTTATAACCGTCGATACCAACGTCGCTAAAAGTCGCCCCTAACCACGTTAACCAACGGAATGAAAGTTCATTTGATTCCATGACATAGTTTGTCAATACGTTATAATCGCCCATAAGTCGATCTATCCACTCCTTTGAATGTTTAATAAAAGTCTTTTTAATGAGGTGCATACGGTGAGTACCAAGTAACCAGATTACACCTATGTTCGGTTGTCTGATCGCTGGACACACGCCAAAGCTTCCAACCATGCGCATATCAAGTGTAGTTACTGTCCACGCTTCTTCTGATATTTTATAACTCTCTTGAAGCGCTTGACGAGGATGTTGACCTAGACCTATTATTTCTAACATATCTTGGGTGCGCATATCTTCGTATAAAGGCAACCAATCAAACTCCCCATTGGCGGGATCGATCCGACAGTCACTATAAATGTACTCAACTGTATCGTCTTGATCGGGCATGTATAAAGCTTTCAAATTCAGCTGATAATAAATGGGCGGGTAACGCTGAAGAAGACTTTATTTTAACGGTCGCTTCATCGTGTTTACAGTGTATAGGAAAACGGAAACTACCATTATCTAACACAAGAGAACCAATGACAGAGTCTGCGCCAAGGACGGAAGGATTAAAAGCATAAGAATAAGTGTCACGGAATTTAGGCGTTACTTCAATCGTAAAATGTCCAGTGTTAGAATATTCAACAGAACCATTCTTTAACATCTGACCTGTAAAGTTACTTGTACTACGTCCGCCCTTTTCCGTAGGTTGTTTAAGCGTCTGTAATGAGAACTCATACTCCATGTCGTATTCGAGTCCTACAAAGAAGTCAGTACTTGAGATGTCTACGTTAACAGTAAACGATGAGCTGGATAAACGAGTAAGCGGTAGCCGTGCGCCATCAAGCGTATATACAACAGCGTTAACTGGATCATAAGGCATACCTGTAACCGTCGTTAATTTAGTTGTAGCGCTGTAAGTCTTTCCTAATGCGGCACTTGCGACACGACGATCTAACAAAATAGAATATGACTTCGTTCCATCGACATGAGCGGGTTCGACAAACATGCGTTCTAAGTTTGTCTTTGTACCGTCGTTTGTAACGAGGTAAAGCGTTGAATCAACAAAACCCATACCAATCACATCGTTAGCAAAGTCAAAACGTTGCCAAGCTGATTGTATTTTTTCTTTGTTATTCCAGTAGTAGCGATAAACGTAAAGCTGTTTTAAATTATTACTTGAAGAACTAACGATTAAGTCTTCGGTCGATGTACCAATTACGTTTCTAAGACTTCCTTTTATATATGTAGGAACTTGAGCGGTGATTTCAGACGCGTCAAAAACGTCCGTATCATTATCGACAAAGAACTCATATACGCCTTCGCTCTGTCCGCGTGGAAAACTAAAATATACAAAGTTAGAAAGCGCTAAAGGTCGTATCTTTGTGTTCGCGTTGTACTCGGTAACAGGTGATATACTGACTGTTTTCGGTGTAAGTATCTGATTACCACGTAGTACGAACTGTGATTGTGGACCGAACAACAGTAACTTCTCTTGGAACGGTATAGCGTGTTTAAGCGTCGATACCTTCGTGTGTGCCACGCCTACATCAATAGGAGCAGAATCAAGAAGTGATTGGGTAGTCGTTCTCCAGAAGTTAAAATATTTATCAGCTTCGCTAAAAACGACGGATGTATCAGTTAACAACCCAAGTCTGTTCTTAAAGAAAAAGATGTCGTTTATTTTATTATCTACAAAAGAAGGCGCTGGATTTGTTTTTAAATTACCCGCCTGTCTATCTTCCCACAATACAGGTCTTATCGTATAACCTGTAATCTCTCCCGCCGCATTCAGCGGATTAGGAAGTATACGTATCGGTAATGTTTCTCTATTAAATCCTACTTTTTCACCCTTGCCTTGTCCAATCAAGCTACGGTCTTCTGTCCATCCTACCGATTCAATCCACGAACCTTCGCCAAAATCTTCGTTATCTTTCGTTTCAAAAACGACAAAGTAATCATCTTGATCGAGTTCGGCGTCCCCTCGTACTTTGACACGAAACCCGTTATAACATTGCTTAGGTAGGTCAGTTATAAAATCAACTTCTTTATAAATTGCTTGTAGCCCTGTGTTAGATAAACCATCGCTCGTTCTTATCGTGAAGTCCGACTCAACAGCGTTTGTAATCTTTACAACACTACCTTTGGCTTCTGCTGATATTGTAGCTCCGCTAGTTATAGTCCCAGCTGTAAAAGTAGCAACAGAAAAACCCGAAGGTACGTAAAAATTAGGGTCGGTGTTTGTGTATGTAGAACCTAATCTTACCACTTTTCTAGCATGTCCCTGTGCAGTTACATCCACCCAAGCCCCCCTTATATATAGATATTCACGCGTCTTAGGATCAAGCGCCACGCCAGATACGTATCCAGAGCCTACGGACGTCATGTTAACACCTGTTATAACACCGTTCGTAATAACGGCTTCACCTTTAGCGCCTTTACCATTATTCCCTACTTGGTCAAATGTAATTTCAACTTTGTAAGGGGTGTCAGGGAAACCATTTAAATAGTAGTAGAGCTCAGAAGCTGTATAAGAGAAGTAACCATTACCACCGTCGGTAATATTTACGCTTGTTAAATACGTTCCACTTGTCGGGAAGGCTGTATTAATAGATGTAGCTAATGCGCCCGCAATGTCTTCAGAGTCGTCGCTACTTGAAGCTTGTACTGGAGCGCCTAGTGCAACCTCGTTTATTACGACGTTGTAATCCACGTTATGTGCGGCTTGCTTAACAAACACTAACGCCTCTTTAGCAAGTGTCTCTGATAACTCAGTACCCAGTGATACCGTTGTTTTTTTATTAGCTACAAAAGTATAATCAGCAACCGTTAAAGCTCTAAGATCATTAAGCGGATCAGTCGCACCGTCAAGATACGTTTGAGCGCTACTGCTTATACTTGTAATAGGTATAGACGCTCCTGACTCTAAATTAAAAATACTTACTGCTGTAGTACCGCTATCATGGTTAAAACATATGACGTGCTTATTCGTATCATCACGGTCTACAAAATGGACTAAAGCGTCGTTTTGGAGCGGCGTACTAAACAGGTCTTTAACGTGTTCAGTACTTGGACGTTTCGTAAGTCCTTCAACAACAGAGCTTATCGCGTTTACTTGGCTTTCAGCTTGTCCAGGAAATCTTAAATTGTCAGGTTGTTGCGATACACCTTGAACGAGGTTCGGTACAGAAGTAGTAAGTAACGGCATGTCTATCTATCTACAACACGTAATACGTCATAGTTGTCAAATATATTACGATCTGCGTTTTCACTATCGCTATCTATCGCAGTAGCTTTTGCGTTAATCTCGTCACGAAGCGTGAAGCTCTCGATCTCAGGAGACCCAAGAAAGCGATTAGCAAACTTACGTGCCGCTCGTATCGTGATGTAGCTTCTAAATTGTTGTGGTAGTTCTTCAAAGGTAAGTTCAAAAGTGATAGAGACGTCGAGGTCTTCGCCAAAAACGTCAGTATGGTTCTTCCTGTCGTACAGGTTATTACCACGTTGTACGATGTCTATGTCGTTGTACTTGTCGATAGGTACGTCGATTTTAAGCGTGTTTGTTGGGAGTACAATTGTGTTAGCTGATGTACGAGTGAGCGGATAAACGTGCTCGGTGTTGTAATGCCAACCTTCCGATTGGACTTCTCTATTAACTTCATCAAGGACGTTTAAAGCGGTCACCACGGAAACAGGTAAACTGCTACCGCTGATGGTATTAACAGGACTTTCGCCCACTACGCCAATCATTGTGTTGACTGCTTCAAGCTTCGATGTAAGTGCCATATATAAAAGGTAAGAATAAAGTTAAAGAATAATCTGATTGCGAGAGAGGAGCGAGGTCAAAACGAAAATTAAAACCC